CCTCCTCCTCCTCCCAACGGAAGCTGGGGCGAGTTGGGGCTGCTGGCGGCGAATCTCGGGCCGCATTACGACTGGTCGACGCGGATCTACGTCAACCTCCTGCACCACGGCCGCGCCTGGTGCCCTGTCGCGTCCGGTGGCGGGTTCGATTACGAGAACTGCCCCCTAACGGCCGAAGGCTACCCGGTCGCCGGCAACTCGGTCGTGATGGTCTTCCTGACGGACCTGAGCGATTGGGACGCGGGCGAGTACTTGTTCGAATGCGACGGCGACCTGAGTGGCTCTGCGATCCAGAACTACGGTGGCGGCTCGCTCGGCCCCCGCGTCTACGCCGACGGCAAGACCACCTGCACGTTGACGATCGCTGGCGCCTCCGATTCGATCATCGCGCTGCGCATCAACAACTGGCCGGCCGACGTTGGCGGGCTGAAGCTGCTGGCCCCGGGCTATGCGCTGGACACCACCGAGACGTACCGCGCCGAGGCCATTGCGCACCTTTCGAAGATCGACACTCTGCGGTTCATGGACTGGACCGAAACGAACGGGTCCGAGTCTCCGTGGGCCGAGGTCGGAAACCAGGACACTGACTGGGCCGGCAGCCGGGCCGCGGACTCAGGCTCGGCCTGGGGCTACAAGCATTCGCTCAAGGCCTGCCTGGATCTGTGTGCCACCGTTGAGCCAGCGATCGGCTGGGTCAACCTCCCTGCGAAGGCGACCAACAACTACTTCGATGGCTTCGTCGCGGAGGTGCAGGCGAACCGGCCGGCCGGCACGATGGTTGTCGCCGAGTACGGCAATGAGTTGTGGAACAACAACCTAGGAGAGTCGACCGCCTATCAGGACATCAGGACGGCAGCATTCGATGAGGCAAGCGTTCGCGCTGGCTCCGACATCACCAGCCTCTCTCGTTCCGGCAGCACGGTTACCGCGGGCGTCACTGCGCACGGCCTGAGCAACGGCGCGACGGTCTACGTCCAGCACAAGACCGGAGCCTTCACCGCCGGCAGCGAGACGATCACCGTCGTCGACCCCGACACGATCTCCTGGACCGACGCCGGTTCCGCCGGGGCGATCTCGCACACCGACGACAACACGTTCATTTTCCTCAACCCGACGCACACGCTGTGCCGCTCTCTGACGACCTACCGCGAGCCAGAGCACCCAACGGCGAACTACGTGCGCATCAGGTACATGCTGCAGCGCGCGAGGGCGCTGTGGGAGGCGGTAGATGCTGCCGGAGAGACGGCCGCGATCAAGGTGGCACTCGGCACCTGGATGGCCGACACCTTCAACTACACGCCGTGCTTGCTCTGGGCCATCGAGGAGTGGGGCGACCTGTCAGCGTGGCTCTACACGGTAACGCCGGCCCTCTACATGGAGCCGGACGACCAGAACTCCGGTGTTGGCGGCATCAACAGCGTCGACGACGTGTTCGACAAGCTGGACGACAACGCCGCCAACGTGGTCCTGCCGAAGGCGCTGCGCTGGAACAACTACCTGAAGACCCTGGGTCTTCGCGCCATGGGGTACGAAGCCGGCCCGCACACCCACGGCGGCGATGGCACCTCAACCGCCTACATCATCGCGGCGCACACCGACGACCGCATGCGGCTGCGCCTGAAGTCGTGGTGGCAGTCGTGGCGCAACCGCGGCGGACAGGAGCTCTGCTTCTTCCATGCCGGTGTCGAGAAGGCCCCGACCTCTGGCAATTCGACTTGGCCGATCACCTACGGCTCATTCGACGACGACGCGACATCGCCGAAGTTCCAGGCGTTTGAAGAGCTCTACGAAGAGTCAGCCGATGCCGTGCAGGAAGATGGCGTCAACTTCGGGACGATCAGCTACGCCGAAGTGCTGCCAGCCTCGGGGGCGTTCCTGCAGCAGACCAGCACATGGCTGCTGATCGAGTCGACCAAGGCCGTCCCGGACATCTCCATCACGGTAGCGGTGGACGCCGCCGGGGACTACACGCTGGCGATTGACGCCTGCACCAATGGTGGCGGAACGGTGGCTTACACAGCCTCCATCGACGGCGTCCAAGTCTCGGCCGGCAATTTGCCTTCCGGCTCGGTCTTCGTTACTGAGCCCGGCGAGGCCTTCAGTACCGCGGTCACGTTCGACGCCGCTGGCGAGCACACGCTGACGTTCCACGTCGCGAATGCCAGCCGCGCCGACTGGGTCGGCCTCGCGAATGCGCGCCTGACCTAGATCCGAGTTCCCCAGGCCGCAAGGCTTGACCCCAGCAGCCGCCTCCGGGCGGCTTTTTCGTTCCAGCCCGCAACGCGCGGGCTTCTTACTTCCTTGAAAGGAGCCCCTCATGAGTGCGGGCAAGCGGTACAAGTTCAATGGTTCGACGATCGCGATCGTCACGGAATACGGCGCCGACTCGCCGTCCAAGGCGATCACCGCGATCACGAAGGCGAGCCCCGCCGTCGTGACCTGCACGGGTCACGGTCTGGTGGATGGCGATGTCGTCAAGCTGTCGGGCATCCTGGGCATGACTGAGCTGAACGACGACGTGTTCATCGTCAACCAGCTGTCGAGCAGCACCTTCGAGCTGATCGACACCGATTCGAGCAACTACGGCACCTACGTGTCGCACGGCTCCATCGACAAGGCGACGTTCTCCAACTTCTGCGAGTTGACCGGCTACAACCGGCAGGGCGGCAGCAAGACCGAGAACGACGCCACCAGCCTGTGCTCGACCGCGAAGGAATACGAACTGGGTTTGCCGGACTTCGGCACGACGCAGCTCGACTTCTTCTTCGCGCCGCAGACCACGATCCAACTCGCGATGGCCACCTTCGACGGCTCGGGCGACAAGATGGCCGTCAAGGTCACGCTGCCCAAGAGCGGCGGCATCCGCACCCTGCTGGGCTTCGTGCAACAGACCAGCGAGCAATCGTCGGCTGATGGCCTGTGGACTGGCTCGATGACCATCCGCAACACCGGCGCGCCTTACGACCAAGCCGGCGCCTGAAAGCAAGCATGAACCGCGAAGACCTGATCGCAGCCATGAAGGCGACAGCGTCGCCCAAGCCCGTCGCCGTCGAGGTGAAGGGCTGGGGCACGCTGCACGTCAGGCCCCTCACTGTCGAAGAGGTCGAAGAAGCCTCCGACCAGAAGGAGCCGGCCGACGGAAAGAAGCGGACGTTCGCCCGCGGCGCCGCTCGCATCATCTGCGACGCCAAGGGCAAACGCATCTTCGATCCGGCGAACTCGGCGGATGTCGAACTACTGGCCTCCCAGCCCTGGACGATGCTGCAGCAAGTGATGGCCGCCGCTGACGCCAAAGGGGCCGACCCAAAGGGAAACTGACGCCGCGCCGCGAGTTCCTGCACGACCTCGCATGCGCTCTCGGGCAGCCGGTGGGCACCCTGGCGCGAACGATGTCAGAGCCTGAGTTCCAGGCATGGCAGGTCTACGCGGCGCGACGGATGTTGCCCCAGCGGCGCATGGAGTTGTACCTGGCGCAGATCGCCATGCTCATCGCAACAACGATGGGCGGCGCGAAAAACGCCGAACTCTCCGACTACCTCTTCGACCCGGCCGAGCCTGAACGCGAGCCGACGGCAGAGGAAGAGGCCGCCTTCTTCGAATTCAGGCCGCGCGCCAAGCCCGCACAGGAAACCAGCCCATGAGCAACATCGTCGGCTCACTCAAAGTTTTGCTTGGGCTCGACGCGGCCGAGTTCACGTCAGGCCTCACCAAAGCCGAGGCCGTCGCTGCCAAGTTCGCCGACAAGCAGAAGCGCAACCAGTTGGCGATTGACCGTCAGGTCAAGTCTCTGCAGAGCCAGGCGGCCGCCTATGGCATGTCGACGCGCGAGGCGAAGCTGTTCGAACTGTCGCAGAAGGGCGCCACGGCGGCGCAACTGGGCGCGGCTGACGCGGCACTTCGCAATGTGGAGGCGCAGAAGGAGGCCGCGCGCATCGGGGCGGCGATCGGCGTCGGGGCACTGGCGGCAGTGGCTGGCCTGGTGGTGCTCACGAAGGGGGCGATCGACTCTGCCGACCATTTGAACGACCTGTCGAAGAAGACCGGCATCGCCGTGGAGACGCTCGGCGGCATCGGTTTCGCTGCGGCGCAAGCGGGCGGCGATCTGGACAGCGCAGCCGCCGCAGTAGGCAAACTGAACAAGTCGATCGCCGAGGCCCGGGCCGGCAACAAGGAGGCCCGTGAGGCCTTCGGGCTGCTCGACCTGAACGGCCTGATCGATTCAGGCGCCGCTGCTGATTCCGTGCTGGAGGCTCTGGCCGGCAGGTTCGCCGAGTTCCAAGACGGCCCGGAGAAGTCGGCCCTCGCGCTGCGCATCTTCGGCAAGGCCGGGGCCGACATCATCCCGCTGCTCGACGAGGGCGCCCAGTCACTGCGGGGCAACGTCGAATACTTCAAGCGCTACAGCCG